CGACCGATTGCGTGACCGGCTTGTCCTGCGCAAGGGTCACATCGGCAAGGGCGGTATATGTCGTCAATAAAGGCTATTTCTTTATGCCTTTAAGCTACCCAATACGCGGCCCATAGGCAAGGTCGCTCATCACCCCAGCATCATCCGAGATGAACATATAGTTCTCCTTTTCCGAATCCGATGCCGAGGTCCAGTCAGCCTGGGCGTTGGCGGCGAAAAGGACCGACGCCCCGCCCCCCTCGGGGTATATCTGCATGGCCGTGTATTCGCCCTGCGAGCCGATCGGATTCTCACGGCACTCGGTCACGAGGAACCGCACGCTGCCGTTCGAGCCGTCCGGCCTCTGAAGAAGGCGTGACACGACATCCACGATATCCCCGGTGCGGATATCAAAGTCCTTGGCATCCAGCTTGAACTCAATCTGCCGGGGCGTGGTGGCGTAGCGCACGAGAAAGCGCTGGGCGATCTCGTCCGCCAGCGGCAGGGATATCGGTATCCAGCGGTTCAGTATCTCCAGAAGCTTGGACGCGTTGTAGGCGTTCACGCTCTCGGATTCCGTGTCGATGGTCGCCGTGATGGTCTTGAAATTCTTCCGGTCGGTATCGGCGACGGCGCTGATTTCGTCCAGGAACATGAACACCCGGGAGACCCGGTCCTTCTCAATGTCCTTTACCTTCAGCGAACCCGCGAGAATGTGCTGCGTCTCGTCAAGAATCCGCACCTCGCCGACGGGCTGGAGGGGCACGATGACCCGCCACTTCAGCTTAGCCTCCACCTCGTCCCACCACAGAATTGAACCGGAGGCGAGAAGCACCTCCTTCAGAATCTCCTTCACGTCCTTCGGGTCGGACAGCGTCACCGATGAGGTAAAGCTGCCAAGCCAGGTGTCGTTCTCATCGCTCCATTCGCTTGCCGGGATATAGGACGCATCCACCCCGGCGTAGTTGGTCAGGATGTCGGTCAGGATGTCCGGAATAGAATCCGAGGAATAGACCGCGCACTCCTGGACCTTTGAATCCGCGTCATGGGAGGCCGCCGTGGTGCCACCGACCGCCCGGGTGAGCCCCGTCAGCTGGTCGCCTGTCTTGCCCGAGAAGTCGATAAGCTCGTCGTCAATGCGTATCCGGCCGGAAGTGCCGTAGCTGTCACCAACACCTGCAGGAGAGAGCGTGAGCGATGTGTCGTCGGCGTCAATCCCGGCATCAAGTATGCCTTTTGAGAGCGCCGGAACCTGAAGGTCTTCACCCTCTGAAAACCTAAGTAAGTCTTTACCGACAAGTTTTATCTGGCCTTTCGCATCCACCAGTTCCAGCCGGTCTATGAAGTAGTGGCGGGTGCGGGTGTAGACCACACCATCGTCGCCGACGTATCCCGTCATGACGCGCATTGGACGGTTTACGAGGAACGGATTGCGCGCCCTGAACTTGCCCCAGAACGTCCCCTGCCCGGTGGCGTCGTAATCGCGGTCATCGATGTAGGGGTCGGTCCCACGGTCGTGGTGCGGGAAATCCTTGAACGTGACGTTCACCGAGGCAGAGACCGAAATCCCTTTCGGGTCGAGCTGGGTCGGCGCGATGTCCACCTTCGTGATGCATGGGATCGCCCCGTCGCCGACGGGAAGAAGGGCATTCTCGGAGCAGAAGCGGTAGGTCTTCGTGGTCTTGGCGAAGTTGGCTTTGTCCTGGCAGGTCTGGAACGTGTTGAAGCACTTCGAGGAGCCGGAGGTGCCGAGGACGGCGGTGCACGGCGCTGAGCCGTAGGTGTTGCTGCAGTAGTCAACATCGACCTCGACGATGGTGACAGGACGACGTCCGACCTTCACCCGGAGCGAATCGAAGGTCATTCCATGACCCCGCGCAGCTTCACCGTCGTGCCCATGAATCCGTAATGGGTATGCGACGGCGGATTGATGGAGCCCTCAGCCCAGCAGAAGACCGCGTCGGATGGATAGCTGTTGTAGTCAGGGCAGAAGAAGAACGGCTTGCGCTCCATATGCTGGTGGAACGGCAGCCAGTAGGTGCGCACCCAGGAATCCGAGGCGTACTGCAGGACAAGATCGACCGAGACCCCCTGGGAGACGTAGCTTCTACCGAGGAATGTGCCGCCGTCGGATACCGAGTTAATGAACTCCGCCGACCTGCCAAGCTTGGGCGGCGTCCAGCCGAGGTATTGTCCGTAAGGCAGTTCCAGGTAGGTGCCGAACGCCACGCAGGCCAGATTGAAGGTCGTGGATGCGGTCACGACGACGCGCCATTGCGTGGCGGTGACGGAATCAAAGCAGACCATGCGCGGGGAGTTATCCGCCGGGGAGACGCCCGCCACCTGAACCCAGCTTGTGCCGTTGTGGTATTCCAGGGACAGGGAGCCCGAGGATTCGTGGACATCCTGCCCGTAGAAGGCGAAATAGTTCGCAGCCCGTCCGGCAGACAGGGTGAGCGTGATGGTTACAGAGCCGCCCGCCGCAGGCCGGAAATAATCGCTCGCCACCCAATCGTAGGCGTTCTCCACCGGGTAGGAGGCGTTCTCGGATGAAGCGACAACTGTCCCCAACTCCAGCAGGTTCTCATAACCGATACGGCACCCCGAGGAGCTTGCTGCAGAGGGATTGACGACGATGACGGTCATGCGATGGCCACCTTCAGCTGGGTGCCATCCGCGACAGCATCGTTGATTTGCTCAATGAGCGTGCGAACCTGATTCTTCGTGAACAGCTCGCCCTGGCCATCCAGGTTGATGAACACCTGCTTGGTCTGTGTGGGCGCGGCCACCCCGCCACCCGTACCCGTGAAGCTATCGACGCCATAACCACCGGAAGAATCGCCTCCACCGCCACCCTTGCCGAGGCCCATGGCAGCCTCGGCAAAGCCCTGTGCCGCGATAAGCGCGGCCGAGACACGGGACATGTTCACCATGGAAGCATAGGCGGCAGCGGCGGCCTGGGGCCCTGCACGCGCAGCAGCTGCAGCGGCCTTCATACCGGCCTCCTGCCCGGCGATGAGAACCGATGCGATGGCTCTCGCCTTCTCAATCGCGATCATGGCGATGGCGAAGGCCTTATTTTTGCTGGCGAACACGCCAAGCAGGCCCATGGCGGCGTTGTACCCCTTGTCGCGGATGGCCTTCTTCGAGTCCTCAAGCTCCCGCTGGCGGCGTTCTTCCTCCTTGGCTTCGCGGTCGCGGATCTCACCAAGCTCCTCCTGGAACTTGGCTTCGGCCTCAAGCGAGAGGTCGCGGAACTCCTGTTCGGTCAGCAGCTTTGCCTCAAGCCCTTCCTTCAGGACCTTCAGCTCCTCTTCGAGATCAATTTTCAACTTCTCGGCAGGTGAGGCCACGTCGTACTTGATGGCGTCGATCTTCGACCGAAGCTGCTCCATCATGCGCTCACGGTCGCGCGACGCCTTTTCCATCGACGCCGACACGCCACCGCCAGCTGAAGGATTGTACGAACCAGCCTCGACCATCGGGCCAGCCGTTTTCTCGTTGGCTTGCGGAATCTTCCCGTCGCCGAACCCGAGGAAGCCCAGCGCCGCGTGCTTCAGCTCAATCAGCTTGTTCACCATGATAGCGATGCCAGCGATGCTCTCAGCAACCACCTGAGCAATCTTGGCAATCACCGCGACGATGTTCTTGAGCGCGTTCACCAGCCCAGGCTGACTTACCACGGTCGCGAGGGCGTCGAATGCCGCGCTGAATGAATTGAGGAACCCGCCGCCGGCCATCGTCTGCTTGAGGCTGTCGATGGCGTTCATTAAGCGGTTGAACCCCGCGTTGGCGCTTTGGCTTGAGACCTCGACCGCGTCACCGAGGTTTTCGCGGATCGCGCGCCCGAACGCTGGGAGGAAGTCCTTCGATGCGACCTCCCCCTTGCTCACCATGTCAATCAGCTTGGCTTGGGTGACGCCCATCCCACGCGCCGCAGCGTCCATGGCGATCGGCAGGTGCTCGCCGAGCTGCTGCCGGAGTTCCTCCATGGAGACCACGCCCTTCGCCGCGATCTGGCTTAGCGCCTGAAAGACGAATTGCACCCGCTCGTTGCTCAGCCGGAACGCCACGGCGGCCTCGCTTACCCCGAGGAAGACATTGCGCGTCTGTTCAAGCGTCAGACCGGCCCGGGTGGCTGCGGCGGAGAATGAGGCGAATGCGTCCGCGGTCGTGGTGAACCTCAGGCCAAGCCGCTCAGACTCCTCGCGCAGCCATTGAAGGGATTGCTGTGCGGCCTGGGCCGAGCCCACAGCAGCCAGCATCTTCCCGTTCAGGGATTCGACCTGCACCCCGGCCTGGAATACCCCCCGCATTACTCCGATTGTCGCAAGAACAGCCGATAAAGCGACGGCTGCTACTCCCACCCTTCCAAGGGCAACCGTGAACTTATTGGTCTCTTGGGAGGCGTCATTGCTGAACTTCCGAACCTCACTCCCAGCCTGTGCCAAACCGGCCTTCAGGCCTTTGATATCCGCCTCCAGCCGGATGACGAGTTGGTCGAGAGTGGTGGCCACCTACCTTGCTTTCTTGTCGCGGGCTTTGAGTTCCAGGAACTCGTCCCGCGTCATGCTTTCAAACTTCACCCCCTTCGATGTGAGGTAGCCCTTCATCGCGGCGGTGTACTCAAACATCGTCGCGCCCCAGAATGCCTCGGGCGTCCAGCGCAGCACTCCCATGGCGGAGGACATCAAATCCTCCCACGGGAGCCCTACTGCGCCGTCTCCGGCTCGGGCTTTCCCAGCTTGACCCCTTCCAGGGCGCAGCTGATGAATCGCACGACCGGCTCCATGACCTGGGAGAGGCCAGCCTCCATGATGGCTTCGCCGACCTTCTCCAGATTGAGGCGGGTGTCCTTGTTGCCCTGGAGCCCGTGGAAGACGATGACCGCCGCCTGGGCCACGCCGATGTCACCCTTGGCGAGCTTCTCAATCAGCGGGACGACGTTGGTGTTCAGGTCACGCTCGATCCCACGGATAGCCGCGAAGGTGGCGCGCATGATCCGGGTCTCCCCGGCCAGCTCGATCTCCACCTCGTTGCGGACGTTGCTCATCACTTGGCCACCTTCAGCGTGGTGATGCTGACCAGCGTCGATGACGTCAGGTTGATGCGGGTTAGGCCACCGGAGTTGAAGCGGTTGAGCGCGAACGGGCCGATCAGGACAACCGAGGCCGACGGAATCGTCACAGTCTGGTCACTCAGGGACAGCGGGCCGAAGCCGGGCACGTTCACCGTGCCAACCTGGTTGACGATGGTCGCGGTCACAGGCGCGCCCTGGCGGTTGTGGATGACTGCCGCCGTCTTGCCGTCGTTGCGGAAGTAGTTGGTCTCCGAAGCCGCTTGCGCGCCGGTGGTGAAGTTGAATCCCGTCACGGTCAGTTCGGTGGTGCTGACGTTGGCGGTTTGCGCGTGCGCGCCAGCCGAGGCCGCGAGCGCGGCGACGGCGAGCAGTTTGGTCAGTTTGTTCATGCAGGTGCCCCCCATTATTCAAAGGTGACGGGCCCGGCGCTTTCCAGCGTCAGGTTGTAGCCCATCGATTGGTTGTAGGTGCCGGACTCTTCCAGGCTGGCTACCATGAAGGTGCCTTCATACGTGCCGTTGGAAGTGTCGCCCGGGATCACCAACTGGAAATCCTGGTGCAGGTTGCTCAGCGCAAGTTCGCGAAGAGCACCGAGGTGCTCGTCGTCAACGTAGACGCCCTGCAGCTTCACGCTCACCGAGTTGACCCCGGCGTTCTCCAGCAGCGCGCGGACGCCGGACGAATCCGAATTCGTCACGTCCACAGGCTCATTGTTGATGGTGATGGTCTTTTCGCGGGCCCCGCCGATGGCCAGGAACTCATTGCCCGATTTGATCTTGATTAGGAGATCACGTCCTTTTTGCGCAACCACATCATAAGCTTTCCTTATGGTTATACTTTAGGGTCAAAGGGAGAATCTTGGCAAGTCATACGACAACAGCCTTGAACTCCATAATCGCCTGCCACGTCTTGCCGTCGTCTTCGATGAAGCAGTCGGCCACGCCGTCCTGCTCTATCGAAACCAGCGTATGCCCCGTCACGGTGATGGCGTCCTCCTGACGGTGGAGTGCGGTGTACGCCGTCTTGCGCTCGGCCAGGGCCTCTCCTGGCTTCTTCTGCCGGGAGAACACCTGCACGCGGATGTTATGCGACATGCCGCTGAAGTCGTCCGCCGAGAACGGCTCGGATTGCGCCGTGACCATCGCATAGGGATAGGTGGCGTTCGGTTGGGGCGCTCCGTACACTCGTCCCCCGCAAACGCCCGAAAGCCGGGAGACGATGGCCGTCAGCAGAGCGGCGGCGCTATCCATTGGCGGCTACCCTCATCGCTGCACGGATGGCCTGGTCAACGCGCCCGCGGATCTCCGAGCGCAACGCGCGCAGTGTCGGCCGCATGAACGGGCGGGCCGCCATCCGGCTTGTCCCGAATTCCAGATATTTCGCGTAGACAACCCCGGCATAGAAGATGGAGGAGAGCGCTGAGGTGGAGCGCCACCCCATGGAGGCGACCATGGCGCCTGTGTCGGTGTTCGGGTATTCCCCGGGTGCCGAGGCGGTGTGGGAAACGCCCCGGCGGGTGTAGACCCGGCCCGAGCCCGAGTTGCGCTGTATCTTCCGCACCGCATGGCTGTGAAGGGAGGCGGCTCCGGCCTCCAGCGCATCGCCGATGAGGCGCTGGGCTGTCGCCGGCAGCAGGTCCAGCCGTCGCTGCACCCTGGCGGCACCAAGCACCTTCATTGCGCCGACCCGTCTTCAAGGGTGAGCCGGATGCCGACACGGTCGCCCACAATCTGGGCGGCGGCGATGTTGTAGGTGGTGCCGTTGTAGGAGATGCGTTTATTGCCTACCGAAGCAGCATCCTTGAGGTCGGAGCGGTACGCGATAAGCATCCCGAGCCGCGACTGGCTTTGCGCCCGCCCGTCACCGAGCCTTTCAGAACCGAAGCCGGACGACGTATCCCAGACGGCGGAGAACGTGGCCACGTCGCTCCAGGTGCCGTCGGTATCCGAGAAATCACCACCCGCTCCCGCCGCGTAGGACTGGAGGGTCACGTCAAAGCCAAGCCGGGAAAGCATTCCCGGCAGCATGGAGGCAAGGCTGGCGCTCACGCACGGATGACTTTCACCGCGCCGCCGTTGGAAGAGAATGAGCCGATGCCGCGTAGCATCATCACGACCTTGTCGTAGACGTGCCTGGCGGGCGGCTGGGTGTACTCAACTTCGACCTGGCCAACCTTCTCGCGCTTCACCGCGCCGCTCGCGCTGGCGATGGTCATCGGGCTGAGGTCGCCTGAGAGCGCAAGCACGGCCAGTTCAGCGCAGGCGTTGGCGACGGATGTGGGGATGTCTTCCAGCAGCCGCCCTTCGGAGTCGTAGGCATACGAGCGTGGCCAGCCAAGCAGCTGGTCGCTGTCCTCCAGACGCCCTGCCCAACGGAAATTCGCATCAAGATACTGGGTCGCGCGGCGGAGGGCGATTTCCTTCTCGGAATCCTCCGCCGCGTCCCAGCTGGTAAGGCCCATGGCCTCACAATAGTTGTCGGCGTCCGCGACGCTCACATACACGTCGGTGCCGACAGTCACGCTCACTTACTTCGCGGCTTTCGCCTTCGCGGCTTTCGCCTCCAGGGGGGCGTCCGGGTTGAAGACCTTTTCGACCTTCTTCGGCACACCCTTCTCCAGGAATTCGGCAAGGCTGACGACGTTGTCATAAGCCGCCGCAATGTCCTTGGCGTTGGCAACCTTGTCGGCGATCACAACAGCGTCAGCCTGCTCCTTATCATGAGCGGAGAAGAACTGGCTGTTGCGGAACGACACCGACATTCCGGCAAGGGCATTAGCCACATCTTCGGAAGGCACCATGTCGGGGATGTAGACGATGACTTTGCTCATAACCTACTCCCCACTTTGCATGTTGATGATGTGCGTGGTGCTGGTGTTCGTCAGCGGGGTCGTCGGGCTGAAATAGAGCCCTTCGAAGTACAGCGGTGCCGAGAAGCTCACGGTCGTCGGCGTGGTGTACACGTTTACCGTCTGGCTCGTCAGCACCGTGCCACCTTTAAGGCGCTGCTGAATCTGCACTGCGCCGACGTAGGTGCCACTGATCGTAACCTGCGCACCGTATGCGCTGTTGCGCACAGGCCAGCTTTGCAGGGTGGTTGCGGAGTTGATGGTCGCTGCATCCACACGCTGCTTGCCCTCAGAGGTGAGACGGGTCCAGGTCTGCGCCTGAACGGCACCCGCCAGAGCGGATGCCACCAGGGCCAGGGAGAGGATTTTCTTCATGAGATTCCCTTTCGTTACTGCTGCACGACCAGGCGGACGCCGGCGAGCAGTTTGTTGGACTGGACGTTCTTCACCCAGTTGGTCGAAGTTGCCACCGCGGCGTCGGTCGGGTTGCGGCCGCCTGCGTTGGTGTCCCACTTGAAACCTTTGACCTTCAGGTTGTAGGCGGCTTCGCCTTGATACCGGGTGATGATGTTCTCGTTGCCGGTCACATCATCCACCACCGCATCAGGCGCTTCGGAGTTGTTCACGTCCACCGCGCCATCCACGAGGCCGAGGATGGTGTATTTCGAGGTATCCGTGGTCAGCGCCGGAGCATCGGTCACCAGTACAGGACGTCCAAGCGTCGGAACGCCGCCCTGGTAGATACTCACACCGGAGTCGTTGAAGGCCATGGTGGCGAGGGCATCGCCGATGAGGGCATGGAAGGCTGCGCCGCTCATCGCCCACATGCGCACGTTGTTCGAGGCATCCCCCATCTTGGCGAGGACGCGGTTGAGGTTATTCACGCTTGCGCGGTTATTGGAACCGTTGCCGCTCACGTCCAGGGACCAGTCACTCACGCCGGACAGGGCAGCGACGGCTGCGGCCACGGATTGATTGACGATTGTCTGGCGGAACTCGTCGGCCATCTGGTTACCAGCCAGTACGGCGGCGGTCTCGTAGTCGAGGCCCTGCGAACGCATCATGTCCCGGGTCGCTTCGGCAAGGAACTTAACCTTGCGCTTTACGGCGACATCCTCATCCATCGTGATCGCGGTCGCGGACGCAGAGCTGGTGCTCGTATCCACCCGACGGCTCAGCGCGGAGAAGTTCTTGAAGAAGCTCTTCTGGTCGTAGTCACCCTTGGTGAATTCCGTCCGAAGAACGATCGCACCGTTGGACGCGCCATTAAAGGCTTCGATGTTTTGGGCAAGGCGCTCGTAAAAGCCCCCCACCATTTGCTGGTTGTAAATCACAGCATCAGAGATAGTGCCAGTGGCCACCTATTTATGCTTTCATTAGGTTGGTTTTCAGAGCATCGAGACCCTTTTCCCGAATGAACGCAGCCTTTTCGGTCGCGCTCATCTTGCTCATGTCAACGCTGGCCCCGCCACCGTTCTTTCCGCTACCGTTCGCGCCGCCGCCGCTGTTGGCGGGTGCCGCCACGAACGATTTGCCTTCGCCTTCGACCCACTTCTTGATGAAGTCGGCCACAGGCTGGCCGTCGACCGTCGCCCCGCTTTCGGTCACGTCAAACTTGTTGCTGGTCTGCACGAGGGCCTTGGCGGCCTTCATGAAGTCCTTGCCGATGTTCGCCTCGGTCAGGGCGGTGGTCAGGGCGTTATCGATAAGCAGGCTCTTGAGCTTGCTCTCAGCTGCGTCGCCGCGCTGCTTCTCCTTTTCCACGAGCGGAGAAAACTCCGCCTCGATCTTCTTGCGAAGCTCCTCGGGGGAGACCTTGTCGTCGCCCTCCTTGCGCTTCGTATCCTTGAGCTTGCGGTAGTCCTCGGGATCGACGCCGTCGTATTTGCGCTTCAGATCCTTCAGCTCATCCATGAGCTCATTGGTCTTCTTTTTCAGGCCCCCGGCCTCGGCATCGGCAAGTTTCTTCGCCTCCGCCTCAATCGCCGCTTTTACCTCCGGCGCGTTGAGATCGATGTCCATTCAAGTCCCCGACTTTTTGGTTGCTCCCGCTTCTTGCGAGCGGGCTGATTGAATCTTGGGAGGAATTTATTCCTCTGTCAACTGAGCCAGCGTGAGGGCCCTGCCCTGCTGGTCAACCAGGTCGGATAGGCTGATATGCCCGTCGCGGTAGAGATTGGCTTTTCCCCTGCCGAGAAGGCTGTCGACATAGGCCGCGCTCTTGCCTTCCAGGAATTGCTCGAAGGTCACGTCCTCGGCTGGCTCGCCATCGGTGAGAACGGCTATTTCAGTTGACCTACAGTTGTGGTTAACTATACCATTCGCAATATAAATAGATTTATCAGTTTGGAGATTATATACATGACCACTAAATTTAGTCACTTGGATGTCACAAATATCATCGAAGAATACGCCAATGGCATCGGTATCCGTGGCATCGCGGATAAACTCGGCATCTCGCCAAGTCCCATCCAACGTATCCTTATCGAAAACGGTATTGCCCTC